CAATACGTGCTACCTTAATTGGTAGCATCAGGTAGATATCTTTAAAGGTTAGCCTTGTTTAAACCATACATCTTGAATATATCTATCTGGTGGTGCTAATTAAAAGCACTTGTGAGGACTACAATAGTGCTTACAGAAGTTTAAGTGATTGTACTGTAACAAACAACAATAGAATGACCTGTTCATACAGGGGCCATCAAGCATGCTACTTTAATTAGTAGCATAGAGTAGATATATTGTAAAAAAGAGGTATAAACGCCATTAAAGACACAATGCATTGGGTATATCTATTCTATGGTGCTTATTAAAAAGCACAAATGGAAGTCAAGCAAAAAAAATCTATATTGTTGAGAATGCTACGCAATAATATAAAATGCTATCTATCTTAATAGGTAGCATTAACTGGTTTTCCAAAACAAGCAACTCCGTTTACCTACTAAGGACTCTACAAACGAATTAGCAAGGGTTAAAACAACGGTGGACATTTATGTCGTATAAAACACGGAAAGAGAACTTGGCTCAAGAAAACTGGTTAATGGTGCTTATTAAAGCACTAAATATCCTTTCTGTCACTATTGATAGAGTGCTACCTTAATTGGTAGCACCTAGTAGATAAATATAATAAAAAGAATGGGCAAATTTATATTTTCCCTGAACTATATTTTGTGGTGATTACATAGTTTAAATTATTTATCTATTAGGTGGTGCTTATTAAGTACTAGGAAATTGCAATCCTTAAATTGCATCATACTTACACGTGCTAGACCTATATTAAGGTGTAGCACGGAGTAGATATACAAATTAAATTTATAAAAGTATCATTATTAATTTTTTAATCATAAAGTGTATAAACCTCCCTTCTGTTTTTGAAGGACTATTAAAAAGAGCATATAAAATTCAATTTGCATGTTTGTTATCGTATATCTATTCCGTGGTATATCTTAATAGAAATACCTAGTTAGTATTTATTTATTTTCTTTATATTATTACATTGTTGCTTATATAATAATAATACGCTACTTAATTAGATAACTTAACTACACTTAATTAGATAACTTAACTACTTACGAGGATAAATACTAACTACTAAAGAGGAATAATTAACTTTATTCTTCTTTTTTTTATGTTTAAATAGTATAATAATTTTAACAACTGCTTTTATTGGCAAAGTTATACTTTGATTTGGAGTTATTATGGAAGAAAAAAATATTAAAAATAAGTTAAGATGGTGTATAAGAATTAAAGATTGTTCTAGATGTGATAAACACAAAGGATGTCCTATTGAACATTATAAAAATTATCTCATTAGAAAGTACTTTATTCATATAGATTTATCTAGAAAGAATGTGAAATAATGGCAGTAGGTCAAATTAAACAAGCACAGGTTAAAATAGACAAAGATAAATTTGAAAGTATGTGTGCTATGCAATGTACTAGAAATGAAATCGCTTCTATATTTGGCGTGTCTTATGAAACTTTATTACGTTGGTGTAAAAATAATTATGATGGAAAAGACTTTGATACGATATTCAGAGAAAAAAGGCAATTAGGCCTTGTAAGCCTACGTAGAACACAATGGAAACAAGCCGAAAAATCGGTACCTATGGCTATATTTTTAGGTAAGAATTTATTAGGTCAAACAGACAATCCAGTAGAAGAAAGTATTAAAAAAGAAATAGAAGAAAAGCGACCAATAGTAATACCAGCAAGTGATATGGCATCACATTTTGTTGATGTTAATAGATATATAGATAATCGTAAATATAGAGAATTTATGTTAGCAGGTGGACGTGGTTCTATTAAATCATCATTTGTAAGTGAAAAGATAATAGAATTAGTAGAAAATAATCCTAAAATGTGTGTATTAGCATTAAGAAAAGTAGCCAATACATTAAAAGACTCAGTATATCAACAATTAGAATGGGCATTAGATAAATTAAGTGAAACATACCCTGATATAAAGTCAGATTATAAGTTTAGTAAAAGTCCATTAGAGATAACTAAGATATCTACAGGACAAAAGATATATTTTAGAGGTGCAGATGATTATGGAAAGATTAAATCATTAAGACCACCTACTGGTAAATATGTTGGTATTATATGGTATGAAGAATTTGACCAATTTGCAGGAATGATGGAAGTTCGTAAAATAAATCAATCATTAGTCCGTGGTGGTGAAGACTTTATTTTATTTTATACATATAATACACCAGCATCAATGCAACATTTTGTAAATCAAGAAGCATTAATACCTAAAGAAAATAGATTAGTACATTTAAGCGATTATAGAACTGTACCACCTGAATGGTTAGGACAACCATTTATAGAAGAAGCAGAATGGCTTAAAGGTGTTAATGAAAAGTTATATGAAAATGAATATTTAGGAATAGCAACAGGTACAGGAGGAACTGTATTTGAAAATCTAGAAATAAGAGAGATAACAGATGAAGAAATAGCAGGGTTTGATTATATTTATATGGGAATAGACTTCGGTTGGTACCCAGACCCTTTTGCTTGGACTAAAATGTGTTATAATAGTAGTAATAGGACTATATACCTATTTGATGAAATGGTCGTTAACAAAACTAGCAACGAGGACGCTTGGTGCAAATTAAAAGAAGAAAAGAAAGTAACAGAAGATGACGCTATTATAGCAGATAGTGCAGAGCCTAAATCTATAGGTGATTTTAGAAGTTATGGTGCTAATATTAGGGGTGCTGAAAAAGGACCAGGAAGTGTAGAATATTCTATGAAATGGTTAGCAAGTAGAGCAAAGATAGTAATAGACCCTAATAGATGTCCTGTAGCGACTAAAGAGTTTAGTAATTACGAATACGATAAAGACAAAGACGACAATTACATCAGTGCGTATGTAGATAAAGACAATCATACTATAGACTCTGTAAGATATGCTTTAAATAGTGTATGGAAGAAAAGAGGACAATAGATGGAAAAAGGCGTATGGCGTACTATTAAAGGCAGACATGTTTTTATTGAAGATGGTGGAACTGTTAAAGACGCGATTAAAAGAGTTAGAGAAGGTAATTCTAACATAAAAAAGAAGACATCTGAGAAACAAGAAGATGAAGATTATAAATTATATAAACAAGCAAGAGAAAATCCAGAGAGTATCGACCCTATGACTGAGAATAGTACTGACTGGGAAGCATTAGAAAAGAAATATAAAGACAAATATGAAACAGATGAATTATTTAATCCAAATAGTTATAGAAGAAGAACTATGAAAGAAATTCAAAGCATAGCAGATAAAGAAGACTATGATAGATTAGTATATGAAACAACACAAAGAGATGTAAGTGATGATGAATTAAGAACTTTCTTAGAAGGTGCTCGTTTAAAAAAAGAACAATCCAATCAAGGACAAAGAGTAATTAATTCAAGAGAAAACACTATTCAAGGAAGTAATAAAGTTACAAATTCTAGAAAATATACTGATAAGGCTGGAACTGAAATAACTAAAACAGATGCTAATAAATTTAGAATGGGTTATGGAACTACTAAAGAAAAACTTGCTAAATACGCAGAACAAAGAAGAAAACAATCAGAAAAATCTTTAGAAAAAGAAATACCTACATATACCAAGAGTGGTTCTATTAGATATAAAGCATTCGGTATTAAAAGAAGACCAGAAAATGACTTCTCAGATGATGGAACTAGATTTACTGCTTATACCTTACCAAATGGTTTAGAAATGACAAAAGCAACTTATGGTGATGATATATTTCTAGCAGTCAAAAATCCGTATGTTAAAGGAATTAAATATGAAGATTATAGTAAATTACCACACTATAGTGCATTAGACCAATATAATGGAGTAAATAAGAGTAGTGTAAACTTAAATAAATTAGTAAAAGACTCAGACGAGTTTTTAAAAGAATATAATGAATTACTAACTAAAAAAGGTTTACCAACTATTGGAAATAATAAAAATCAAAGAATAGATGACTTCTACGGGCAAGCAGAATCGGCATACAACGATTTAGCAATAACACAAACTAGAAACTATCTAAACGAAAGACTTAAAGAAATTGATAATTCGAAACTTGATTATCATGCTAAAATGAGATTTAGAAACAATGCTTGGAATAATCATTATAAAACTTTAAATGAAGAAAATAGAAGAATTGATAGATTATCAAAGTTATCAAATGAAATAATTGGCTCTTCTAGCAATAGTTCTAGAACATTAAATGATTATATCAATTACTTCTTAAACTTAGGATATAGCAAAGAAACAGCAAGAAAATATGCTAACATTCAAATGAGTTTAAATTATAGAAGAAAATAGGTGATGATATGTTATTAAAAAACTTATGGGACAAGATACTTGGACTATTTGGAATTAAGACACAAACACCAGACCAACAATACAAGTCTAATGAAATGTATAATAGCAATTATGAAGACATTAGACGTATTAACTATAATTCAATATTTGCTAATAAGTTAAGCAATTATGTAGCAAATGAAAGTACTGTATATTTAGATGCTGATAATAAAAGAGCAGAACTATTAAAAAATACAGTTGAAAAGGTAGATAAAGTTAAGAAAAGAATAGTTAACAGAATGTTAGGAACAGGTGGAGTAGTATTAGTACCTTATGTTTATAATGACGAAATACTATTCAATATAATTCCTCAATCAAGACTAAGTATTAATGAAATACACGGAGAAAAGATAACTAATGCTACAATATTGGCAGATGTTAAAACAGTTAAAGAAGCACACTTAACACATACATACTACAGATGGCAAAATGAAATGGTAGTAGGTAATACATTAGTAATTAGTCAAAAATATACAGATGAAAATGGTGGAGAAATAAGAAAGCCAGATGTATATTCTGACATTAAGAAAGATGAGATAAAAATACCTAATGTAGATAGAGTATTATTTGGTTATTTTAAATCACCAATAGATAATCGTAAGACAGTAGACTACTATGGTGTACCTATTACTTATGGTTGTGGTAGTACAATAAATGAAATATATGAAGTATTAGAACAAATCAAACGTGAATATCATTTAAAGGAAGCATTTGTAGGTGCTGATAGTACTATGTTTAATGGTAAAGATGCACTACCTTTAAATGGTTTATATAGAAAAGTAGATAGTGGAGATGATAACTTCTGGGAAGTATTTGACCCTGCTATAAGAGATAGTTCTTATTATGCTAGACTACAAGAATTGTATGAAAGATTAGAAAAAGAAGTAGGAACAAGTAAAGGAGTATTAAGCAATCCTGAAACAATAAATGCTACTGCTACTGAAATTAAAAGAAGTATGTATGATACATTTACAATAGTTGGAGATGCTAGACAACAATTTGAAAAAGCAATGGAAGACTTTGTATATGCTTGTAACGTATATGCTAATTACTATAATTTAAGTCCTATGGGAGAATACGAATTAACTTATGATTGGTCTTATGATTTACTTGAAAATAGTCAAGAGTCATTTAGTCAACTTATTCAAGGAAAGAATAATGGTGCTGTAGAAGATTATGAAATAAGACAATTTATATTCCCTAGTGAAGATATAGAAGATAGTAAAAAGGTAGTAGAAGAAATAAGGAAAAGAGAAGAAGCAGATACAGATAAATTAATAGGTATTAAAGATTAAGAGGTGGTCTTATGTTAAATGATGAAGTATTAAATAAACTATCTAATACAGTAATAGATAGAATAAATAATACAAATGAAATAATATTAAGACAAATAGGAGAAAGCATCAAGAGAATTGGTGCTTTAACTCCATCTCAGGCATACGAATTAGGCCAAATAATGAAATATGGTGGCGATTATAATAAAATACTTAAGGAATTATCTAAGATGTCTAATATGGCTTCTAAAGACCTTGAAATGATATTAGAAAATACTGCAAAACAGGATTATGAATTTGCAGAACAATTTTATAAATATAAAAATAAGACATATTTACCTTATGAAGATAATACTATTCTAAGAAATGCTATTGAAGCAATTAAAAGAACAGCGGTAGAAGATTTTACTAATTTATCTCATACTACATCTATAGGTTATGGCTTTACTGATGAAGATGGGAATATAATGTTTGTAAGTATGAGAGATGCTTATAATCAAATAATAGATGAAGCAGTAGAAAGTATTAATCAAGGTAAAGAAACATTTGCTGAAGTAATGAAACGTAGAATAAATGATATAAGTGAAAATGGTTTACGAGTTATATATGAAAATACTTATATGTCTAAAGATAAATATGGAAATTTAGTAGAAAAACATTACTCAAGAAGATTTGATAGTGCAGTTCGTATGAATTTAAGTGATGCAATAAATAATTTATATAATGCAGAACAATCAATATTAGGTGAACAATTTGAAAGTGATGGTGTAGAAATATCTACACATATATACCCTGCACCAGACCATGCTTTACTACAAGGAAGACAATTCAGTAATGAAGAATATGCTAAATTAAATAATCAAGAAAAGGCAGTTACTTATGACAATATAGTAATACCTGCTGATGACCATAGAAGAAAAATAAGTACATTAAATTGTCAACATTATGAGAGAAGAATTATATTAGGAATAAGTAAACCTGAAAGAACTAAAGAAGAATTACAATTAATAATGGATGACAATGAAAAAGGCTTTAAATATCAAGGAAAACATTATACTTTATATGAAGGTACTCAATTAAAAAGAAAAATAGAATTAGAAATGAGAAAGAAAAAAGACGCTATTGTATTAAACCAAAGTGCTGGAAATGAAGATGAAGTATTTAAAGCACAAGGTAAATTAAGTGTCTTAAAGAAGAAATACAAAGAAGTTAGTATATTATTAGAAAAAAATACTAATGTAAGAGTATAGGAGGAATTATGAAGAACATATTTTATTTTACACATATAAATGAAATTGGTGGTATAGAAACTTTCTTCTATTATCTTTCTAAAAAATATAAAGACTGGGACATAACTATATATTATCAATCAGGAGATTATAAACAACTAAATAGATTAAAGCAATATGTACGAGTTAAGAAATATCAAGGCGAGAAAATAAAATGTGATAAAGCATTTTTCAATTTTAACTTAGATATAATAGACAATATTGAAGCAAAAGAATATATACAAATAGCACACGGTGATTATAAAGCAATGGGTATTGCACCTAATATACATAAAAAGATAACTAAATATCTAGGTGTAAGTAAACAAGTGTGTAAGACTTTCAAAGAAATTACAGGATTTGATACAGACCTTGTATATAATCCTATAATGATAGATAAACCTAAAAAAGTATTAAATCTAATTAGTGCTACTAGATTAACAAAAGAAAAAGGTAAAAACAGAATAATAAAACTTGCTAATCTATTAGATGAAGCAAACATACCTTATTTATGGACTATATTTACTGATGATACAAATGCAATAAAAAATCCAAACATAATATATATGAAACCTAAACTAAATATCGTAGATTATATTGCTAATGCTGATTATTTAGTACAATTAAGTGATAATGAAGGCTATTGTTATTCAGTTGTAGAGTCATTAACAGTTGGTACACCTGTAATAGTAACAGACATACCAGTATTAAAAGAAATAGGTGTCGAAGATAATAAAAATGGATTTGTATTAGACTTCGATTTAAACAATGTACCTATTGATAAGATATATAGAGGCTTACCTGATTTTGAATATAAACCAAAAGAAGATAACTGGGGTGAATATTTAGAAAAAGGAGCAAGCACTTATAGAGAGGAGAAGAATATGAAAGTTAAAGTAAGATGTATTAGAGAAAATGGTTATGATGATGTTGAATTAAAAAGACATATTAACTTCGAAGATGAGTATATCGTTGACAAATTAAGAGCAGACTTCTTAGTAGAAAACAAAGCAGTTGAAATTTTAGAAGAAATTAAAGAAGAAGTTAAAAAAGATATTGTTAAACCCATTTTTAAAGACGATAGCAAAAAGAAAAAGAAGAATTAGTATAAATATATTATAAGACCAGAAATGGTCTTATTTTTATTTAAAATAGGCTATATTGAAAACTTATAAAATCAGTGCTAAAATAATATTAAGTGAGTAATCACTTGTTCTATAAAATGAATGTATCGGGCATTGAACGATATGGGCAAGGAGGAACTAAAATGGACGAAATGGAACAAGAAAACTTCAAACCTCTTACATTTGACGAAATCTTAGAGGACAAAGAATATCAAAGAGAATTTGATAGAAGGGTTCAAAAAGCAATCAACACTGCTAAGTCTAAATGGGCAAATGAACAAATAGGCAATCAAGATGTTGCATCTAGTGAAGCATATAAAACTTTACAAGATGAGTTAGCAAGTCTTAAACAAACAATGGCAATGAAAGACGCTAGAGAAAAAGATATGGAAGTTACTTATGGAATTGAAGAAGCATTGAAGGACAAACAATTTGTTAACGACTATACCAAAAATGCTATCGTAAATGAAATTAAGAATGGTCTATATACTAGAGAAAATGTTACTATTGATAGTTTATTTGATGAGTTAACTAAAGATAAAACAGGTATATTAGTAAACCCTAATCAAACAGACGATATACCTACACCAAATGCAGATATCTATCAAGGATTAGATAAACAAGCATTTGCAAAAATGGGTTATAAGGAAAGAGTGGCTCTTAAAGAGGAAAATCCTGAATTGTTTGAACAATTAAATAATCAATAAAAAGGAAGGAATGAGAATAATATGGCAACAACTAAGTTAGAACACTTAATTGACCCTGAAGTAATGGCACCAATGATTAGTGCTAAATTAGAAACTGCTATAGTAGCAACTCCATTTGCTAGAATTGACACTTCATTAGTAGGTCGTCCTGGTGATACAATTACAGTACCAAAATACGCTTGGATAGGAGATGCTGAAGACGTAGCAGAAGGAGTAGAAGCAGGTACAACTGTACTTACAGCATCTACAGACACTTATACAGTTAAGAAAGCAATGAAAGCAGTTACATTAACTGATGAAGCAGTATTATCTGCTTATGGAAATCCAGTAGGAGAAACAAACAACCAATTAGGTTTGGCTATTGCATCTAAAGTAGACCAAGATATTATTGATGAACTATTAAAAGCATCATTAGTAAAAGACTTATCTGCTAATGCTATTTCTTATAAAGGAGTAGTTGAAGCATTAGATGCATTTAATGAAGAAGAAAACGTAGAAAAAGTTATGTTTGTATCACCTCATCAAGTTACTGAACTTAGAAAAGATGATGACTTCATTTCTAAAGACAAATATGGAAATAATGTAATGATAAATGGAGAAATTGGTATGATTGCTAATACTAGAATAGTACCATCTAGAAAGATTGTTGCTAAGAATGGCAAATATACTAATCCAATCGTACAATTAAGACCAGAAAGTCAAACTGGAGATGAAACTGCAGCAATTACTATCTATATGAAGAAAGGTGTATCAGTAGAAACTGAAAGACATACTTTATCAAGAACTACTGATATTTCTGTAGACCAACATTATGTTGCAGCATTAACTGATGAGTCTAAAGTTGTATTAGCACAATTCAAAGCAGCATCAGAAAGTTTATAAAATAAAAGGAGGACATTATGGGAGATAGTGTAGAATACCTTACATATACTAGATATAAACAATTAGGTGGCACTCTTGACCGAATGTCTTTTAATCTATTAGAATACAAATCAAGAAAGCAAATAGACCTGTATACATACAATAGACTTACAAAAGGAGTACCTGAAGAAATAGAAGATAGTATTGAATATCTAATGATGAATTTAATATCTATTAATAATACTTCTATAAGTTCTAGTTCTAATAATAAAGCAAGTGAGTCTATAGATGGTTATTCTGTACAATACAGAAGTTCTCAAGAAATGGAATTACAAGCAAAGAACGAGATTATTGGTATGTTAAGTGGTTTAGAAGTAGATGGTGTACCTTTAACTTATGCAGGAGGAGTAAATGATAACAAACAATTCTATTACCCTATATCATAAGATAAAAGGAAGAAAAGAAAGTTACGAAAGATACAATTATTACGAAGTATGGGCTTATGGAGGACACGGAGCATCTCTTAACGAAGGTTTAGCAGATATGAATGATTTAAAGGTTAGAATACCGTACGGGAAGAATATTGTTGACATTAATAACATTAAAGTAGGGGACATAATAGTTTTAGGTACACTTACTACTGATATCACTGCTGAAAGTGATTTAGAAGATTATTACAAAATTAAGACAGTTTATGATAATAAATTTGGAGATACACCTCACATAAGAATAGGTGCTAAATAATGAGTATACAATTAGATGTAGATAGCGAAATTAAAATAGATATAAGCAAAATAATGAAAGCCAAAGGTTTAACCGAAGGTGGAGATGTACTTGCTTATGCTACTACAAGAGCAAAAGATTATATGAATAAATATGTACCTAAGTCTAAAGGTTATTTAGTAGATGGTGTATTTGTACCACCAGGCAGTTTAAGAAAAAGTGCAAGAGTAGATAGTGAACAAGGATTAATAACTTATAATGTACCATACGCTAGATATCAATATTATGGTAAAAGAATGGATGGTAGTCATGAAGTTAAAAACTATTCTACACCTGGTACTGGGAAATATTGGGATAAGTTAATGATGACAGCAGAAGGTAAAGCATTAGCAAAAGAAGTACAAGATTATATAGATAGGAGATAATTATGAGAGCAGAAAAATTAATAGAGTATTTATATGATATTATAGACGAAATCATAACTAGCGAAGATTATCTAATTAATGTTAACTTCTTAGATAACGAAATCAATTCTTACTCATTAGATAAAATACCAACTGCTAGTACGCAAGAAAGATTTATCACAGGTCAAAAGATAAAACAAGATACTTATATATTAAGAAGTAGATTTAGATATACAAGTGACCAAGCAGAACAACTAAAAAATAATGGCTTCTTTGAAGCATTTGAAGATATAGTTGAAAGAAAAAATGATGAAAAGAATTTACCTGATATAAATGGAATACAATCCATTGAATGTTTAAACTGTGGAAGTGTACAAAGTACAACAGAAACTACTTGTGAGATGGACATACAAATAAGAATTACTTATATGGAATAGATGCTATGATTTAATAAAAAGGAGGAAAAGATATGGCAGAAAGTTATACTAAAGTATCAAGAGAGCAAATTGCTACTTACTTAAATACAACACCTACTGCAGATAACTATACTTGGGACATTGTCGGTGTAGGTATTACTGATTATGGTCAAGATTATAATCCACAAACAAACACAGAAAAGTGGATTATACATAAAAATGCTACAACAACTCTAGAAAGTTTTCAAATTCAAGCAGACGCACAACAAACTTGTTATTTTGGCGACCCTGTATACGATTATGTAAATAATTTAAGAAGAACTGCTGGAGTTGGAAACAAAGTTGCAACTCAAGTATTAGATATTGATTTATATGATGCAACAGGTACAGGAGCAAGCACTAGATATGCTGCTACATTATATGACTGTGCAGTTATTGTTACTTCTTATGCAAAAGGAGAAACACCAGCAATAAACTATACAATCTATTATAATGGTGACCCTAAAATAGGAACTGTACAAATCACTGATGGTGTACCAGAATTTTCTGAAAGTATAAGTTTATAAAAACCTAAAGTGGTATAGGAAAACTATATCACTTTTTATTTTAAAAGAAAGAAGGAATTAGTAGTTATGGAAACGAAAATTAAATTAAAAAAGAGAGATGTAATTAAAGTACAAATAGAAGATGAAAATGGAAATGATACAGGAAACTATTTAGAGTTTGACTTACAAGATGTATCATTACCATTAAAATTTCAACAAGCAATTGAAGAACATAAAAAGAATAGAAATTATTTAAAAATGAGTTATATGTTAATAAATAAAAAGCCAAATCATGAAGGTAAGAAATTATTATCAAGTAATGATGAAGAAAAATGGAAAGTTCTAAATGAGTTCTTTAATAGAGAGATTAAAATACTAGATTTAGTATTAGGTGAAGGTGGAACTGAAAAAATACTAAATGGTAGAAAACCTTATTTTGAAATGTTTGATGACATTATGGAATATTTAGAACCTTTAGGAGATGTAATTCATAAAGGCTATGAAAATATAACTAATAAAATGATAAATAAATATAAAAATCAAACTTTAGAAGATAATACACTAAAAGACGAAGATGAATAATCCAGAGTATGTAGAAATAGATGGCCATAAAATCAAGATAAATACTGACTTTAGATATGCATTAAGATGTCAGGAGATAGTTAAAGACAATTCTATTACAGATATGGAAAAAGAAATTGGTGTCGTTTACACGTTATTTAATATAGACAATATAAATATATTAGATAATATAGAAACATACCTTAAAATGGCTTTAAAATACCTTCAGGGACGTCCTAGTAAAGCAAAAGAAAGAAGTATTAAAGAAAATAAACAACAGATTGATATGGATTATAATGAAGACATTGGATTTATAATATCGTCTATGTGGCAAGAATATAAGATAGATATAACACAAGAAAAAATACATTGGTGGTTATTCTTAGACTTATTAAATGGCTTATCTAGTGATTGTATATTTAATCAAATAAGAGAAATAAGAAATAAAGATATATCTACAATTAAGAATAGAGAACTAAGAAATGAAATGATTAAACTTAAGAAAATATATTCATTAGATAAGAAAGAAAGAATATTAACTGATAAAGAGAAAGAAAGTGTAGATAACTTCTATAAATTAACTGGAATTAAAAAGGAGGGTTGATATGGACGATAGTGTAGTAAAAATTAGAGTTAAAACTGTCGCAGATAGTAATTCTACACAAGGTGTGGATGAAGTAAATAAAAAGATAGTTAATAATACAGATAAAATCAATCAAGAACAAGTTAAACAAGTTGCTAAAACTAATGATGAAATAGAAAAATTAGTTAAAGAAAGAGAAAAAATATTTGAAAAATACTTGAATGACCAAAAAAATAAAATCATGGACTGGGATTATTCTTATGAAAAGAATAGATATCAAGAATTATTTGATAAATATCAATCAGGGAAATCAATACCTTCTATGGGTGTATATAGAAAAGTTGATACTGATGAATTAAGGTTCTGGGACACTGATAGTAAAAAATGGTTAGAGATACCTCAATTATATAGAGTAGAACTTGAAAAAGCACAAGAAGTACAAGAACAAGTAAAACAAGTTGAACAACAAATTACAGCAGAAGATGAAAAACAAGTTGAATTACAACATGAACAAAATAGTGCTGTTCAAGAAACTATTAATGGTTCTAATAAATTAAGAGATAACGTAGTAAAATTAGATGAACAAAGTACTAAAATAATAAAAAAATCTTCTATATTAGGCAATGCATTTGCTTATGTATTAGGAAGATTAGCATATAGAGCAGGAAGAAATCTAAGAAATTTAGTTGATAGTATAATTAAACAAGCAATACAAGGAAGTCAAATGTTAGTAGATAAAGTTGCTACTATTAAAGCATTTTTAGGTAGTGTTGCTCAAACTATAATGCCTTATATACAAAGTGCAGTAGAATGGGTATTGAATGTAATTGTAGATGCTATAAGAAACTTACAATGGTTTATATTTAAACTATCAGGTGTAGATATATTACAACACTCAAGTAGTGTATTTGAAAAGAATATGTCTAAAGCACAAAAAAGTACATCTAAAATGATGAAAGATTTAATGGGATTTGACGAAGTTGCTAAATTAAGTGAGAAAATGTCCTCTTCTGATGAAGAAGGATTTACACCTCATTTCTTAGGAGATTTAGGTCAAATGAAAACAGACCAAGAAGTACCTGGATGGCTTAAATGGATTTATGACAATAGAGAAGCACTTATAACAGTTGCTGAAATTGTAGGTGGTTTATTTGCAGTAGGAAAAATAGCAGAATGGGGTGCTAATATTGCATCATTTATAAAGGGACCACTCGGATTGCTAGGTACAACTTTAGGTAATTTAGCATTAATTGCAGGTGGAATAGTTATAACTGCATTATGTGCAAAGCAAGTATGGGATGATATACAAACACTTAAACAAGAACTTGGAGAAATATCGAAACACGTTGAAGAACATTATGATACAATCTTAGAACAAAACTCTGATTATGACCAAATGTTAGATGACCAACAAACAAGAATAAAAGGCCAAAATGATTTATTAGCAGAAACAGAAATTTGGTGGAGAAATATACTTGGTTTAAATGACTCTAATCTTGAAATAGCAGAAAAAAATGCTATTGCTTCTGGCAAGATATATGATTATATGGTAGACCAATATAATGAAGGTAAATTAACTAATAAACAAAAAGAAAGAACATTAGGTTTGATGAGTGGACAAGTTAAAACAAATGAAGAACTTATCGAAAAATTACAAAAAGAAGGTAAAGATACATCTGATTTAGAGGAAGCAAATAAGAAATTAAGAACACAAGTATGGGCTATTGCAAATGGTGTAGAATGGTCTTCAGATATGACTAGTCAATGGGCACAAGAAAATGATAAAGTTAGAACAGGCTATGATGGTACTGTAGAAGTATTAGAAGGCATTAATGATATTAAAATAGAAGATAAAAATGCTTCGGTTAATATTAACACATCTAATGCTATGACTAGTTTAGGAAATGTATTTCAAAAAATAGGAGAAATCTTAGGATTGCTTTCAAGTAATGATATTTTTGGAACATCTTCTTTTAGTTTAAGTAAAGCAATGTCTACAGCATTTAATTGGGGAAGTAGAATAAGAGCAAGATTTGGATTTGATGGTGGTGGAATTATACTACCTCAACCAGGACACGGTGTACCTATAAATGCAGTAATGTCTGAAAGACGTGCAGAAGCAATTATACCTTTAGAAAATCCTGAAGCAATGGAAACATTAGGACAAGCAATAGGTAAATATGTAAATATAGCGATTGATAATGTAATGAAAGTAGATGGTAGAGTATTAGCAACAGCAACTAATAATACTACTTCTATGAATAACTTTTTAAGGAATAGGTAGGTGATAATATGTTAATAGATGAAAATAGTTTATTTGTAAATGGAGTTAATTTACTACCTTATATGGCTGATGACTTTAAATTTGGTGCTAATAAAATATGGGGTAGTGATGCAGGAAGAAATACTATAGATGGTTCTTATTCTGGAACATTCGTTGGAGTATTCCCTAAAATACAAGTCCAATTTCACAGTTTAACTAAAGAAGAAATAGAATATCTTGTACCTATCTTAGATAGTGCATTTCAAGAAGTTACTTATTATGACCCTTATACAAAAGGTATGAGAACAATGCAAACATATACAGGTGATTATGAATTATCTCAAAAGGTATTATTTAGTAATGTTGCTAGAGCAGGAAGACAATTCGGTATTAGTTTTGTATCGACTAAGAGGAGAGAACAATGATAAAACCTCATGCTAATATACGATACTATGGAAGACAACTAAAACTTAATAGTGAATATAAATACTATGTTAGATATTGGCTAGATGATGGTTTATTAACTGAAGATGGTCAACCAATAGCAACAGAAGATAATAATACGTTAGTAGTAGAAACACAATATGATGAAAGTAATCGTAGATATTACTTAAAAGGAATAGACTCTAGTAAAATATTAGGGCTTAAAAGAAATAATTTAGGTGAATTATTTAGAACATATATGAAGTCATACGAATTTGAAACTAGAGTAAATATGGCAGAAGATGTTAAACCGTCATTATTCTTAAGTACTGTAGGCTATTCTGGAATTACAAACTACGGTGAATATAATATATATAGTAAAAAATATAACTTAGCAAAAGACTCGTATACATATATATTAGTAGACGATATGATTAAAACAATGAATAAGTTATGCGAAAAATCTACTATGTTTGATGAAGAAAATGATAGTTATGTACCTACTACAATAGGTAAATGTATCAGAAATATATTAACTAATTGTGGATTTGATACTAGCAATATATATACTCAAGTGTCTAGTCCTAAAATAGCAAATCATAATTTTACACTATACCCTAGTTACTTTGATGATAAAGATATCTATGGTAAAATAAGTTGTAGAACAATGTTAGATAATCTATTGCAATTAACAGGCTGTTCTATAGCATTAGAAAATGGCTATCCTGTATTTAAAAATCATATAGTAAATCTAAACAAAAAAGATGAACGTGGGCAAGATTATTATAGTAGTAATGATATACCATATAGTGAAATAAAAAATCTAGATAGCAATAACTTTAATTGGTTTGAAATACAAGCAATTAGAATTGAAGCACAAGACTATATGTATACCGTAGGTTATGATGCTTGGCTTAATGAGTATATAATCAATCCTACTAATATTGATGCGTATGTAATAAAAGGCAATCTAATAACTGATAATTTAGAAGATTATTATAGAGAAACTATAGCAAAAAATTTATTAAATAAATTATATGTAGAACCTATTGAAGATGGTTCAACATATAATTTAGATATTGGATTTTATAATCTAGAAACTACTGGTATAGATTATTTTGAATATATGGATTGCTTCTATGTAGGAAATTATCATGGTAATCCACGTTATCTGTTATGTTTACAAGATACAACTACTGTTGAAAATGGTTATGAAGAAACATTTACCAGTGAAAAAACTGATGAATTTATTCATATAGATTAAGGAGGGAAAATATGGCAATTAAAGTAAGCGATTTACCTGTTGCTACTATTGTAGATAATGAAGATTATTTAATGATAGTACAAAATGGTATTAGTAAAAAAGCAACTGCTAATAAAGTTAAAACACCAATAACTGTACACGATAGTTATGATACAAGTCCTGTAGAACCTTATAGTGCTAATTACATTAATAATATAATACCTACAAATTACGTATCTTCTGATAGAATAAAAGGAGAATATGTAGAACAAGGTGCAGGTATGTATATCTACAATGCTTTATATATAAACGAATTAGCAGACGAAATAAGAGAAAGCATACCAATTATATATATATTAAATGAATTTAGTGAAAGTACTACAAATACATATAGTTGTAGTTATATTAATGGACTAATAACACACATAGAGAACATATTAGATGGTTATTTACCTACAGATGAAGTACATAATACTTATGAAACTTCAGGCTCAGGTGTATATACAACAGGCTATATAAATAATTTAGTAGGAGATATAGATACAGTTCTTACTACATTAACTACTGGAGGAGGTGTTTAATTATGAGTATAGCAACGAATTTACAAAAATTAAGTTCAGATATAAGTGATGCTTATAGTGCAATAGGAACAATGGGTGGTACTATACCTAGTGATAAGAATACTAATAATTTACCAACAGCAATTAGTTCTATACCACAAGGTGGTACATCAACACCAGTAGAAGAAAAAGATGTAAACTATTGGGACTATGATGGTACATTACTATATAGTTATACTGCTAGTGAATTTCAAGCATTAACTTCGCATCCCGCATTACCTACACATACTGATTTAACAGCAGATGATTGGACTATATCATTAGCAAATGCTAAAACTAGAGTATCAAATCTAGGTGGTATGCAAATAGGTGCTTTATATAAATTAGAAAATAATTATAATTCTAATATTAGAATAACAATAAATATAGATGACGATACTAGAACACCTCATGTTAGAGTGCAAAATACTAGTACTACTGATATACCAGTTATAAATTGGGGAGATGGAACTACAGATAGTACATCTAGAGTATCAGGGTATATATATGAAGGAACACATACATATTCTACAAATGGCAAATATGTAATTACAGTATCATCATTAGCAACTATAAATATAGCAGAGTCTAGTACAAATTCATTATTAGTATGGGATGGTACTAGTACAGATAATTCTTATAGATATAGAGGTAATATTGAATCTGTTGAATTATATAATGTAAGTAGTGTTCAACCTTATGGTTTGGCAGATTTAAGAAATATGAAAACATTAATATGTAATATAAATTCATTAGGGCAATATGCTTTACAAAATTGTTATTCATTGAAATGCTTAATAAGTAATTTAACTGCATTTAGTATAGGTGGTAATTATTTATCACAAGCATTTTCTATAGAAACAATTATATTGTCTAATTTAAGCAATACTACTATATTAGGATTTGGTTCTACATTAACTAATTTAAAACGATTAGAATTAGGTGGAAGCAATGTAGTAATAAGTGGTTCTAATACATTTAACGGAATAAATAGCATTAAAAAAATTAATATACCTGATAATCTAACAATTGATGGAAATAGTTATGGCTTCTTTGTAAACTGTAATTGTTTAGAAAAATTAGATTTAACTCAAACTTCATTTACTAAAGTACCAGGTAATTTATGCGATAGATGTTATTCATTAATAGAAGTAAAATTACCTCGTGATATTACAAGTATAGAAGTTTCTGCATTTAGATATTGTTATAGTATAGGAACTATAGAAGTACCTTGTCCTAATTTAACAAATATAGGTGCAACAACATTTAGATATTGTTATAATTTAAAAGTATTAGATTTTAGACAAGTAGCACAAGTACCTACATTAGCAAATACAAATGCTTTTTCAAACACAAATGCAAATCTACAAATAATAGTACCTGATAGTCTATATGATACTTGGATTGCTGCTAGCAATTGGAGCACTTATGCTTCTCACATAGTTAAAGCAAGTGATTATACAGAATAGGAGTGGTAAAGTATGTTTAAAATAACAAATAATCAAATAGAAATAACTCGTGGAGATAAATGTATAATTGAGTTCTCTATAAAAGATTTTGAATTTGAATTAGGTGATGTAGTTTATTTTAGAGTATATAATAGAAATAAATTAAATGAAGAGCCTGTAATAAACAAAGAAATAGCAGTACAAGAGTCAACTGAAAAGGTAGATATAGTATTAACAAGTCAAGATACTAAAATAGGAACTATGAAAAATAAACCTATAGAATATTGGTATGAAATAAGTCTTAATGATAATCAAACAATAATTGGTTATGATGAAGACGGTCCTAAATTATTCATATTATACCCTGAAGGAGAATAAATATGATAGAAGAAAATGTAGGCCAATTAATTGGAGAACTTACAAATGTAGGACATATTTCAGGTGGTTTAGATAACGTAGAACCTATCTCAGGTGATTTAAACAATGCTGTTATAGAAGCAAAAGATTATAACAAATTAGAAAACAAACCTAGTATAAACGGTGTAGTATTACAAGATAATTTATCTTTAGAAGATTTAGATATACAAGAAAACATTGATGAAGTAGTAAATGATTTAACCACTAGAGTTGGTACTCTTGAAACTAATGTAGGGAATGCAGATACTACATTAACTACTATTACTACTGGTTCTGGAGTATAATAGAATTAAGGTGGTAGATATATGGAAATGATACTAACAGCAGTTATTAGTGGATTATGTGTAGCAATACCTAGTGTAATTGCTACCGTATCTACTAATAAAAAATCTCAAGCAGTAATGGAATATAAAATAGATGAACTCGATAAGAAAGTACACGAGCATAATAATTTAATTGACAGAACATACAAATTAGAAAGTAGAGTTGCAATTCTAGAAGAGAAAGGAAGATAGTTATGAATAACAAAACTTATGATATATTAAAAGCGATTGCATTATTTTTACCATTAGTTAATACATTTGTTGCTGCAATTATTAAAATATGGAACATACCTTATGGTGTAGAAATATGTGGTTCTTTAACAGCATTTAATACATTATTTGCTGGAATAGTAGCAGTAGCAAGTAAAAACTATAAGAAAAAGGTGAAGAAATAATATGAGTAAAAAATGTTATATGCCTGAAGTAGTAAATAAAGTACTTATTACTGGTATTCACTGGGAAAGCCAAGAATATAAAGGAAATGCTCACAAAGGTGAAGATATTATACAAAGAAATAAAGAGAAATATTTAGGTATATGTGATATTTGTTCTATTGAAAAAGGTAGAGTAATTGCTATTGGTGAAACTAAAAAGATGGGATTTTATGTTAAGATACAACACGAATTAGGTGTATCTTTATACTGTCATCTTAAAAAAGGTTCTATTAAAGTTAAAAAAGGACAATACGTATCTAAAGCACAAGTTATAGGAACTATGGGAAGTTCTGGTACTTCTACTGGTCCACATTTACATTTAGGCATTTTTATTAAAGGTAAGCATGTCAATCCATACCCTTATTTAATAGGTGAAAAGTCATTAATTAAAAAAGATGATTGGTTACCAGGACCTTATAGATTTTTATATGATAAATACATAAGAACTTCACCTGAAGTATCACTTAATAAAGTTACATATAAAACATTAATACCTGAATGGAAAGAAATAACTCATCCAGATAAAAAAGGTAAGGCTAGAATGAACATAGGTTCTGAAAGAGAAGTAACAGAATTTTATATAGATAATAAAGGTTATGTATGGGGTAAACTTAAAACAAACCATACTCCATTGTGGGCTTGTTTACAAGATAATACAGGCAACCAAGTTGTTAAAATAGGTTAAAACACCAAAAAAAGAAAGAGGTGAGATACCTCTACCAATATTTTTTATTTTTGATAATATGGTGTTTTAATAAGGCTGAGTTTATAACTCGGCTTTTTATTTGCTTTGTAAGGTACTTTTTAAGCCATATAAGACTAATTTAGAATTAATTAATATAAATATATTATCTAATATTAATATTGCTCTATTAGGCTTAAATTATATGTTTATAATTTTT